ACTGGTGTTGATCAGGATTACTTCTATTACTTTAAGCCAGCTATGATTAATAGTTTCACAACAGATTATACACCAAACGGTATCACACTAAACAAAGGTGGTAAACCGTCGTTCATTAATATGACAATGCAGTTAACAGAAGCATCAATTCACACCGCTGGTGATGTAAACGTTCAAGGATAAGCAATGCCAAAGTATTTCAGATATTTTCCAGAGATAACTTACAAGGGTAAGCAAGTAAAAGATATAACACGCCGTGTACGCTTCTTAGAGAAAGTTGCGACTGACCCTAGAGTGTTTCTGCCATATACAATAAAAGATGGCGAAAAGGCTGATGAGATTGCGTTTCACTATTATGGTAGTGCAAACTTTACTTGGTTAGTCTACTTAGCAAATAACGTTATCGATCCTTATTATGACTGGCCTATGGGTCAAGCAAACATGGATCCGTTTATTGCAGACAAGTATCGTAGTCTTGCTGAAGAAAGCACAGGAACAACACTGAGCGATAGAGGCGTTGTTGAGTGGACACAGAATGCAAGTATCTCAGACAACATTGCATACTACGTTAATGTAGATGACGATGATGTTAGAATAAGCAGAGATTCATATAACATCGGCGGGGCTAGCCCATTAGATCCAGACTTTCAAGCAAGTGATTGGAATCCTCTGCGCTATTATGATTTTGAATTTTTAATTAATGAGGACAAGCGACACATCTTACTGATTGATAAATCTTATTCCTCTCAGACTGAAACTGAATTGAAGAGTATATTGAATGTCTAGTGAAAAAAGATTAGCAGGTACTTACGAATTAATCTCTTTTAAAATATCTTCTTTTCCAAAAGAAGGTAAAGAAATAGAGATGAAGCCAATTATCCATACTTGGAATATCACCGAGTCTATGATAAAGGGTAATATTCGTGGCACTGCTAAGATTTTTGATGCGACTGGTGTGTTCTACAACTTTCCTCTCAGAGGTCAAGAAAGATTAAAAATCGTATATAAAGACTTCTTTGAAAATGAACGTGAAGAAGACCTATTTATATACACGATTGAAGACATTGCGCCTGTTGCAAATAATGATGACAGTGTACTAGAATACGTTATTCACTTTTGTTCTTACGGAAAGTTCTGGTCAGACAGATATGATGTTAGACGTTGTATTGCAGAAGGCACTGAAGGCAGTAGACGTTATATCAGAGTAGACGAACAAGTGCAAGTACTGTTCGATGATTACTATAAATCAGAAGACTTAGGTACGAAGAAAGACATCACAATACATGAGACTGATGGTGAGCAAGCAATTGTAATTCCTAATTACAAGCCTGAAGAAGCAATGCATCTATTAGCAAGGCGCTCTTACTCTGCTACTTACACATCCAATATGTATCGCTTCTTTGAGAATAGAGATGGTTATTACTTTATAAACACTGAACGTTGGATTGAAGAGTATCCCGAAGACCCTGATCTGATGCCTAAGTATGTGTACACTCGTTCTGTTGTAGATCAAACGCCTCAAGGCGAAGCAGATAAGATGAATGTAATGATCAATATGTCATTTGGCGGTTTTGTCAATACATTAGACAGAATGAACAATGGTGGTTACTATCGTAAAGTATCAGAGATTGATTTACAGACAAGAACTATAAACCAATTCTCGTATGATCACAAAGACGAATTTAAAGATTTCAACTGGCCCGACATGTCAAGCGATATTCAATTGCGTAATACAGATGACATGATTGAAGAGCATCTAAATAAAGAGTTAGAAACCTTTGTAATAAAAGACTACGCCGAAGAAGCTGGTGGTTCTCCTTATGGTTTGAGACCTTCGCCTTACTACGGTGAGATATATAATAATAAGATAGCGATGATGAAAGAGTACAAAGATAGTAGAATCACTGCTACTATATTTGGTAATAACAATGTTGTCGCTGGCACTATTATGGAAATAGATATACCTATGTTTAAACCTTCTTCTGAAGTTGACAAACGTTTATCTGGTTTCTATATAGTCGAAACAGTTGTTAATGAATTCATTGAAGATACTTTCTATCAGAACTTAACACTGATTAAAGGTCCTATGTTAGTTGAGCGTAGAGAGAATGCGCAGGGAGATACATAATGTTTGCTGAAGGTACAAGTTTAAACCCTTTTTGGTTTTTTGGTGTTGTTGTCGATAAAGACGATCCCACTAATAATGGTCGTGTGCGTGTAAGAACTCTTGGTATGCATCCAGAAGATCCTCGTATCCCAATTGAATTAAATGATAAAGAAGAATTAGATTACGTTGAAGATCAAGACTTGCCGTGGGCATGGGTCATCAACGGAACATTTGGTAAGATGCAGTGTATACCAGATGAAGGCGAATGGGTACTAGGCTTTTATGCTGATGGTAGAGATGCACAGCATCCTATGTTAATCGGTTCAATCCCAGGCTCTAACACAGATACATTTGGGTTCGGAACTCAACCAGAAGAAGAAGCTTAAGATGTCAGGCAAACTCAGTAAAGATTATATCAACAGTTTTGGTAAACCACCTTTATCTCCGTACTTGAGTGGTGAGACACCTACTGATACTGCCGCTGTTGCTCAGAGTGCTTCTGCACAATTGAATAGAGACATCAAAGGTCCTTTAGATGAAACGTGGGCAGAGCCAGGAACTGTAACACCTTCTCGTAGTATGAACACTGTTGTCTTTCAATCTAAGACTGGTGGTAACTCAGTTGTAGTAAATGATGAAGGTAACGGCGAAGGCGGTTACATGCTCATCACACACAACTCTGGGTCTGTTGTTCAGATCAATGCAAACGGAACTGTACTGATTAAATCGTTTGGTGATACGCATAATAACACAGAAGGCATTCATTATCAACACAGCAAAGGCGATACTAAAGTCAATGTTGGTGGCTCATGGGATGTACGTGTAGATCGTGGCGCTCACAATTTGTTTGTCAACGGTGACATCAACGTAGAGTGTGAGAACTATAACGTAACAGCACGTGGCAAGATTGTAATGAATGCTGGTGAGTCTATTGAGTTAAAAGGCTCACGTTATAGTATGGAAGCACATACTGATAACCTTGATTTGATTGCAAAGAACATTAAGATTGCTACTACTGAGTCCATGACTATTCTTTCTAAGAAGGATATCTATCTTGCGGCACAAGAGCAATTGAGTTTGAAGTCAACTGGTATGACGTACATGAGTGCAAATTCTGACATTAATGTATTGACAACTGGTGAAGGTAATCTATATATTAAGACAGCAAAGAAAATGACAACCGCAGTTGGAGATGCATATTCATTAGGAGTGGTAGAAACAGCAAACATATCTGTAGCGAAAGATACTGCTATTACAGTATCAGGTGGAACACTTGATATGAAGTCAAGCGGTGTTGCTAAACTAGATGGATCTGAAGTAAGACTAGGCGAAGCTACTGATGCGGCAGAAGTCGATACTGAAGAAGCGGCAGAAGCACCAGAAGGCGCAAAAGCTGTTACTGTGACACTAAGTGATCCACCTGCAAGACGACCATCTGATGCATCAAACGAAGGTATTAGTGCAGTACAACCCACACCAGATTCTATTACATCTGATACTATAGATGATTCGGAGTAACAATGACTTGTAAACCAACAACTTTTGCTCAAGTATATGCTGATGGTGCTATCAAGTCTGGTAGTCTTAATGCAGAAGCGGGTCTTCTCAACTTTACCGACTTACTTTTACAGCAAGCAAACCCAACCGCTGGCTTTGATAGAGGCGCATTGCTATCATCCGCTGGTAACTTAACAAGAACTTTACGAAACATCGATATTGGAAATGGTGACTATCCGTTTCTTAATCAAAGATTTCAACAGTCTCCCATTCTATACACAGAAGTTGCAGATTTCTTACAGCAATCTAGTATTGACATTGATGACTTTGATGCAGATATCGCTCAGTTTCAAGAGTTCATAAAAGGTCCTGTCACACTACCCGTCAGCCCAGCAAATACTGCGCTGGGTTCAGGTACTACAGGTATCAATAATATATTAAGTCAACTAGAATTCTATTATGCGCAAAACTTAGCTAACAGTATTTCTGCTGGCTTCTGCGGATCGTTTGGTAATGTCTTTGGTAAGATTAATCAACTGATTGCACTCATTCAACTTGGCGAGAGTTTGCTAGATAAATTGAAAAGTTTCGATCTAACATATTTGATCAAACAAATCAAGGAAAAACTTAAACTAGAAATCTTAAAAGAAATGCTCTTAAAGATTGTAGATAAAGTTAAAGATGCTATACTTGGTCAAATTGAAGGTGTTGTAACACAGTTCACTAACTTTGCTAATAACATTCAAAGTAACGTAGAACAAATCGGTCAAGCCATTCAGAAGAAGATGAATGACGTTAAAGCGTTTATGCAAGACTTTACATTAGACAAGTTAAAAGATAAGATCAAAGAGTTTATTGATAAGTCTGTTGCTCAGTTCGAAGACTTGACACCTGATGCTATTGCTCTTTTGCTATTTCGTTTTTGTCAGTTCAGCGAACTCATTCAAGGCTTTATGAAAAGCCCACTTGATGGTATCAAAACATTTGTTGCTGGAGTCATTGCACAAGAAGCTATTCTTAAGAGCATGGGTTTAGAAGAAACATCTAAAGCAGTTCAAGCAGGCGCACCTCGTTTAGATGAGACTGCACGTAGAAATGGTAGAAAAGTATTAAGAGACGCAAATAACCGAAAATCAACAGAACGAGACAGTTCGGGACCTCCACCACCTGCACCAGATCCAGAGTTCTGGGCTACAAGCACAGAGATCACATCAAAGCAAAGATCAGCAATCGCTGGTATGAGTGATAAAGGTCTGCCTGGTTATGCGACATGGAATAGTGGTGTCATCAATATGCACTCACGCTTTCCTGCTGTAACAGATTGTGTAGCTGGCGATGGTTGGAGACAAGTTAGAAATAAAGTGTATGCAGGACTAATGCGTATGGGTGATAGACTAGAAACTGAGTTTAATATTAACTCAGCATATAGATCGCCTCAATACAATGCTGAGTTAGCTAAAAAGTCTGGCGGTGTCGCTAAGAACTCTACACACAAGTCAGGACTAGCACTTGACGTAAACATGCGTGGCAAGTCAGACGATGAAGTACGAAACTTTATTCGTGTAGCAAGCCAAGAAGGCTTTGTAGGAATAAAAGTTTACTTCAGTGGTGGGGTTAACTTTATTCATATCGACATGCGAGACGGCGCAAACGTTTCGTGGGGTGACAGTGGTAAGTTTCAATCATATATTAATGCACACAAACGAGGCGATTTTACAAACGGACCTAAAGCACCACAAGCACCGACTGAAACACCGAGTCCACATAGTGACCCAACTTCAGAATCAGCGGGCGGTAACAAGATACAAGGCGCACCAGTGCCTGATGACTTCCCAGTAAGCGATAGTGATATTGCGCCAGGGGATTCTTTTGTAAGCTACTCAACTGATCCAAAGACTGGTGAATATAACTCTTATACAGTAACAAGAGATTTCACGGACGCTGATGGATTCACTGGTACTGAAACAGTTAGAATACCCATTGAATAAGTATAAATAAGAGAAAAGCAAGGTAAACGTATGGCACGAATTACACCGATCACAAAGAAGCAGGAATTGTATGCAGATTTTTTTATGAATCTGGATGAAAACCCTGTGTCTGAAGACCTTGCAAGAAATACAAATGAAGAAGCAGTAAAGGCTTCTATTAAGAATTTGTTACTTACTGATAAGGGCGAGAGACCATATCAGCCTAATCTGGGATGTAATATACGTCAAATGCTATTTGATAATATGACACCCGATACTATCATTCTTATGAAAGAAGTAATAAAAGACACATTAGAGGCTTATGAGCCAAGAGCAGATATCATCGGAGTAGACGTAAGATCGTCTGTTGATGATAACCAAGTAAATATTGCTGTTGTATTTAAAGTCATAAATAGTTCAGAACCAGTCACACTGGTGACATCATTAACTAGGGTAAGATAATGGCAGATAATTTACCGTTCACAGAATTAGACTTTGGACAAATAAAAGCAAATCTAAAGACTTATTTGAAAGGTCAAGCTCAGTTCAGAGACTATGACTTTGAAGGGTCTAATATGAACGTCTTGCTAGATGTTCTTGCGGCTAACACTTTTCAGAATAACTTTTATCGAAACATGGCATTCTCAGAGATGTTCATGGATTCTGCTATCATGCGTGAAAACGTACAAAGCCATGCAAAAGAATTAGGTTACACACCTGGCTCACGTAAGAGCGCAAAGGCGTTGTTGAATATCACACTAAACAACGTAACTAATAATCCTAACTTTGTAACAATCCCCAAAGGCACAAAGTTCAACGCACAGTGCGGAAACAAAACGTTTACTTTCTCTACAGATCGAAACCATAGCGTCACAGCATTAAATGGCATTTATTCAATTACAGACGTTCCAGTGTATGAAGGTAAAATTGTAAGAGAGTTCTATACAGTTGGTAGTACGACAGATCCACTAGACTATATTATCAATAACGAAAACCTTGACATCGACAGTATTCGTGTTAATGTACGTGATAATGTAAATGAAGTATCTAATAAAAAAGAATACATCAGAAAGACTTCTATCTTTGGTGTAGAAGTAAATGATCGTGTGTTCTATCTGGAACCTTACTTTGACAATCTATATAAAATTGATTTTGGTCGTGATAAGTTTGGTGTTGAGCCAGCAAGCGGTAATGTTATTGAAATCGAATATCGTGTAACAAAAGGTAGTGAAGCGAACGGCGCACGTAACTTCTCACCCATCAATAATGTAGCAGGCTTTCCTGCACAAGTTACAAACACATACACTGCAAAGTTTGGTGCTATGAGTGAGAGTGTAGAGGACATCAAGTTCTTTGCACCTAAATCTATTCAGACACAAGAACGTGCAGTAACTAGATCAGACTACGAAATTCTACTGAAGCAACAGTTCCCATCAATTCAGGCAATCTCTGTATATGGTGGCGATGAACTAACACCACCACAATTTGGTAAAGTGTTTATCTCTGTTGATGTTCTTGGTTCTATCGGAGCAGGTGACAGCGAGATTATTGCGTTTAAAGAATTCATTCGTGAGAAGACACCACTGACTATTGAGCCAGTATTTAAAGCCGCTGAGTTCATGTACATCGATATGAACTTGCGTGTCAACTACGATCCTAACTTAACTACAAAGAACTCTGCTGATATTGCGGCTCTTGTAAAAACATCTATCACTGATTACAGCGAAGCAAACTTAAATCAGTTTGGTATATCTCTACGACAATCACGTATAGCAAATTATGTAGATGCAGTTGACGTTTCAATTCAGAGTTCAGAAGTAAAGTCAAGGGCTATCATAGAATATAAGCCAGCACTTAACACTGTAACAAACCCAGCGTTTGATTTTGTTAATGAACTTGCTAGACCATACGCATTAGATGAAGCAGTAGGCTTTGGAAACTATGAGCCTGCGATATCGAGTTCTTCGTTCACACTAAATGGAACAGAAGTTATACTACAAGACGATGGTCTAGGTAATATTCTAGCAGTAACATCTGCTGTTTCTACTAGACGTATCTTCCAAAGAAAAATCGGTACTGTAGACTATACAACAGGTCAAGTAAAGTTATCTAAATTTAAAGTAGATTCTTATTCAGGTAATAACGCAATTAAAATATATGCTAACACAGCGAATAAAGATATTAAGTCTCCTAAAGATAGAATTCTTATCATTAGACCACAAGATGTAACTATTAATGTAAGGTCCATCTAAAAATGTCAACTGTAAGACCTTCAAGTAAACAAGTTCGCAAGAACATTTACACTGATATACCTCAGCAATTTCCTGGTATCTATCGGGAAGAGGGTCCTGTATTTGTTGACTTTGTTAAATCGTATTATGAATATATTGATACAAGAGAAAATGATTTTAGAGATGCTTTTGCTATCAGAGATATTGATACTACCTTTGAACGTTTTCTACTATACTTTAAAAAGAAGTATTTAAATGCATTACCATTAAAAGGTCCTGATGATACTCGTTTTATTTTAAAACATATCCAAGACTTGTATCGCAGAAAAGGTTCTAAAGAAAGTGTAGAACTTTTATTTAGAATGTTCTTCGATAATGAGATTGAAGTATTTTATCCTAGCTATTATATTCTACGAGTTTCAGATTCAAAGTATGGCTCAACACGCTATCTTGAAATGGCACCTGTAAATACTATTAAAGATTACCCTATTCGTAAGGGCGATAGAATATCAGGAGACACATCAAAGTCAGATGCTTTTGTTGACGAACTTGTTTTTCAAACTGTAAATGGTTTGATTATACCTATTCTATATCTATCAAACCTGAATGGCGAATTCAACACAGATGATAACTTACGTGTACAAGGTTCACGTAATGGAGTAGCAGTAGACTTATACCCAGGACAAGATATCTTTGGGTCAATTACTAAAGCACCTATTAATAGAAATAATCGATCAGCAGGTAATAAGCCAGGTGATAAGGTTATCATTAAATCAGATAAAGCAGGTATCAACGCAACTGCCGCAGTAGCAGAAATATCTGAAGCAGAAACCGCAGTTATTGATTTTGATATTACAGATGGTGGTTGGGGTTATTCAGTCGCAGTAATTGATAATGTTATTCAAACATCTACTGGTACAATTGCGTTTCAATTATTTCCAGGCAACTATGCTGATACGTACACTCCACAAGCAGATAGAAGTGGCTTTCCAAAAATAGGCGATTACTTTATTTCTGATAGTACATTATCAGCAGGTACAGCAAGATTTAACTCTGGCGAATCTGGATTATCTGGTAATACAAACTTTGCTTACGGTCAAGTTGTTGGTATCGACCAAGATAACGATCTGGTATTTGTAAACTTTCCAACTGTAAATCATAGTCTAATTACTACAGATGACACTCTGTTTTCTAAACCAACAAACACTTCTCAACCTTTTAGAAACGGATTTGATGGATACTTTTATGATAAAGGTTATCTCATTAGTGGTGTAGATATTGCATCAGAGTTTTCTTTGTTTGTCAATGGCGGAGCGTATGAAACTGGTCTTAATCTATTCTTTGAAGAAGATATAAATGGTAGAAAAAGATTTGATGTAACAGATAC